GCATTGCCTACGCTTGACTATGGAACGCTTACAAGCAGGCCTGGACAAGCGTGATGGCTGTGATATTAGCGATCCTGAAACCTGGCGTATGTCAACCATTGAACTTAATGAACTTGCTGAAACAGCATATTTTTTAAATCAAATTCGCTCAGGATTCTAAATGATTGATCCAGCCGTGTTGATGCGTCGTGCTGTGCGTTACGTATGCGAACAGCATCGTGTTGATCCTGCTTACATACAGACCTTACCAGGCGAAGTACAAAACAAATTCCAGGACTTGGCTATTGCTGTGCGTGATGATATGGAGTACAATCAACTAAAGTATTTTCGTCCATTTCAACATCAACTACGTTTCTTTGCCACAGGCACAAGCCAACGTCGTGGAATCCTGGCTGCCAATCGTATTGGTAAAACTGTTAGTACCTGTTATGAAACCGCAATGCATCTTACTGGACTTTATCCTGATTGGTGGCCTGGTGTGCGTTTTGATAAACCTGTAAACGTAATGGTTGCAGGTGAAGGTTGGCAACAGGTTGCCTTGGTATTACAAAATGAATTGTTAGGCACCAATGATGTCAAAATTAGAGATCATATTGGCACTGGTGCTATTCCCCGTGATTGTATCGTTACTGATACTATGCGTAGTGATGGAGCAAATTGTATTGGTGTTGAAATACGTCACGTGTCAGGTAGTAAAAGTTATCTACTGTTTGCCAACTACACGCAAGAAGTGCGTCAGATGCAGGGTTTCAAATTGAACCTGGCAGTATTTGATGAACAACCACCAGACGATTTCTTTAGTGAAATTGTTACACGTACCGCTACCACACAAGGACAAGTGCTGTGTTCGTTTACTCCGCTCAAAGGTCTCAATGGACTTGTAAGCAAGTTTTGGAATCACGAAGACGGATATGATCACATACGTGTGTCGTGGGACGATGTGCCAGAATATGATCCCTGGAATGAACCATTCTTATTAAACGCAACGAGACAACAACTTGAAAGAGATTATCTTCCACACGAACGTGATGCTCGCCGTAATGGTGTGCCTGTTATGGGCAAAGGAGCAGTATTCCAAATCCGCAACTGGCCTACATACAAAACAGGTACATATGATTTCCGTAATAGTATTGGTATATTGCGTATTATTGCTTTGGACCTGGGCTTGGTCAATGACAAAACAGTATTAAGTCTCGTGTATTGGGATCCAAACAATCAAGAAGCCTGGTTAGATCGTCAGATTGTAGTCAAAGGCACAGAAGAAGCCAATCCTGTAAATTATGTACAACATCTAATGCGTCCAGAAGTATTTGGCTGTCCTATAGTGCTACCACCTGATGGTGGAACTGTGGGACGTTATACTATGAGTAGTTTAAGCATACGTCAATTGTTTGAACAGTATGAATTAAACATTTATCCTGAACCCATACGCAATCCCCCAGATGAACAAGGACGTACTACCAATCATAAGGCATTTGGTATAAACACTATGCGTCAGATGTTGGAGTTGGGCACCTTACACGTTAATGAAAACTGTGTGGAATTCTTACGCGAATGTCAAAATTACTATGTAGATGACAAGGGTCGCTTCTCAGACCCTGATGACTGTATTGATTCCGCACGTTACGCATTGTTAGGCTGTTTAAATGGCTGGGCAGAAGAGTATGATAGTCGTAGTCCAAGCCAACGTTTCCGCGACGCCGCACACAATATGAAGATACAAAAAGCACGTCAGAAGATGGTTAATCAAACTGGATGGAAACGTGTCTACTCCGCAGATGAGTAGGGCATAAATAATAAAATAAACAAAGGTATTAGACAATGTTAGACCTAAAAAACGTAGTAGTTAGTAATCTAAATACAAACACTGGCTCTTTAGCACGATTCGTGAAAATGAAGAGTTTGCTAGACCAAAAGTGTGCGGCAAACCTACGTTTGTTAGCGACTAAAAATAATATTAACCGTACAAGTGATTATCATTATCTTGTACTGGCAATGACACAGTCAACAGAACCAGTAAATGGCATTGACTACATTCACCCTGTGGTAAAACCTGCTGTAGATTATGCTACCTCCGTGATCGTTAAAGGTATGGCACAGAATGGTGAAATCAACTTTGAATTTGTTGCTGACAATGAAGCGGATGAAGCGGCCGCACGTCAAGCAACCAATATGGTTCACAAGTTGATCAATCAAAACAATGATCCACACTTTATTCTACAACATTGGGTAATGGATGCTTGCCTACACAAGAATGGCGAAATGCTTATTGCTCCAATGCGTGAAAGTGTTACACGTTATGTAACAACGTCTGGTACCTTGGACCAATTAAAAGCATTTGAACAACAAGCAGAAGAAGCAGGCTTAACCGCAAAACGCAACAGCCGCCGTAAGAAGTCCGTTAATATGGAACAAGTTGTTGCTGAAACACAACAATTCTTACAAGGTGCTGGACAGGATCAAGCAGAACAAATGATTCAACAACGTATTGATCGCTCACGTGCTATTGCTCGCGGCGATTCAGCACAAAATCCTGTTGAAGATTTTGCGGATGAAAACAATATACAATTACAAGAAGGCGAAGATGCCTTGGATGAAGCCATTGCTCGCAATACCATATATGAGGCAGAGTATAAACTAACTGGTTATACTATTAATGTCAAGTTTCGCCCTATCGCACAACACTATTGGATGTGCGACCCAACAGTTATTGAAATACAAGATCAACCATTCTGCGGTTTTTACAAACCAATGAGTATTCAAGAAGCAACTGAATTGTATCCAGACATTGATCTGGAGGAGTTTAAGATCTATGCTGAATACTCAAACGTGGGTGCTTATCAGGCTGGTAGCCTCCTCAATAATCTGGCCATTCACGCTCGTGATAGTGTGCCTATTAATGGACTCCCAGCCCAAGGTTATGCCGCACAAGAACCTGAAGCACGTCAGGTTACTGTGCTTACTGTATGGAATCGCTATGACATTGATGGTGATGGCGAGTTGGAACTTGTTGAATTGATCTATTCAGGCCAATATGTTATTTCAGCACGTGAAGTAGAATTTATTCCTGTGGCAAATATGGTACCAAAGCCATTGCCACAAAACTTTTATGGTATGAGTATTGCTGAATCAGTAGTACCTATGCAAGAATATATGACATCAGGTTATCGTGCTGAATTGATGATGGGTCTATTACAATCAACTCCGCGTATTGGCGTCAAACCTGATCGCGTTGACTTTGAAGAAATACAAGATGGTGAAGCCGCAATCTTTATTTTAGATTCAAAGTTTGATCCAGCAAAAGATATCTATCCAATGCCTGTGCCACAAGGTAATCCAACATTTATGGACAATACCTTGACACGTATGCAAAATGACCAAATGGCTATGACTGGTATGACCAGTCCGCAAGACGTATTTAATCCAGAAATTATGGATCCAGGTAATTCAGGAGCAAAATTAAACTTAGCCCTAAGCCCAAATCAAATTATTCAAGACAACACAGTTAAGAATAGTGCTGAAGGTCTTAAAGATGCTATCTGGTTGGTATGGCGTACACTAGTTGCACACGCAGATGACTATGGCGTTAAGAAATTGGCCGCTGAATTCCATCCAGAAAAAAAACCTATCTTCTTAGATGGTGAAGCATTTGACAATATGGATTTTAATGAACGTAAAACTATTCATATTGACCTGGCCCTGGGTATGAAGTCAGAAGAAAATAGTCTACAACGCAGTCAAATTATTAAACAAACACAAACACAATTAAGTGCTGAAGTAGCACAGGCTGTACAAGCAGGTATTACAAGTCCTGAACTGTTTAAGAAAATGCGTAAGCCATATGAAGATACTTTGTATACTTTAGGCGTTAAAGATGCTGATACTTACTTGGTAACAATAGATGAAGTTACTGAAATGGCCAAACAAGCCGCACAAAAAGCACAAGCCGCACAAAAAGCCGCTCAAGAAAATCCACCTGCTAAAGATCTCAAAGACAAAGCAGGGGCACAGTTGGATCAAGCACGTGCTCAAGAGATTATTGCTGATATGAACGGTAACGATGCCAAACGTCAATTGGAAGGTGTAGCCTTAATAGGCGAACATAAGGCTCGTGCTTATTAATGCATAAATAGATTTATTGGATAGGAATTGAAATGATTGAAAATGACGTTGTAGAAGCGTTTAACAAACGCTTGACTGTTGATCTTAACAACATCAAAAAGATGACTCCAAGTCAATTGGACCGTGTTAAGGAAATGGGCAGTCAAGCAGAAAATTTATTAAAGAACAAAGACTTTGCGTACTTTGTTCATACGTTTAGATTTGAACGTGTGGATGTTCTAACTGAAATTATAGGACATTCAGCAGAAGAAAATAGTCAGAGAGTTGCCATTAGCAACCAACTCACTGGCATTGATGAGTTCATTAAATCGCTTAAACGTGCGATTTATTTTAAGAACCGCGTGGTAAGTCATCAGACAGGTCAAGTGACCACTGAAGACCCCATAGCGTAACATAAAAGGAGTATCCAATGGATACAGTTGTTAATGATATACCTAATGTCCCTGTGGACACGGTCCCTGTCAAAGAAGCCAGTGTGGGACTGGATGCAATAGCCGCAAAAATGGCCGCAATGCGTAACCAAACAGCCGCTACCTTACCCGCTGGGACAGGTTCTTCTGATGAGGCAAAAACAGAAGCCCCTGTGGCACCTAAAGGTGTAGAGGTCCAGGAAGAAACGCCTGAGAGCGATACCAATTTGAATGAGCCAGAAGTTGCAGAACCAGAAGCAGAGTATAATGAAGATGGCATTGAAGAAGGTGTAGCCCCTGAAGAGGTAAGTGAACCAGATTCAACTCAAGCAGAAGTTATTGATTTCTTAGAGTTTGCAGAAACTCATCCTAACGCTAAATTTAAATTTATGCGTAATGGCAAAGAAATTGAAATAGACGCTAAGAAAGCCGCCGCTATCCTAGGTCAAGGTGCCGCAATTAGTGAAGAAGCAAGACAATTAAAGATTCAGAAGGCTGAGTTTGATGAGTATCTCACAAACAAAAAGGCTGAGACTGATGGCTTAATGTTAGCAATGGAATTTACAGTACGTCCTCAATTACAGAAGGCGTACGATGAGGTAATAAAGGTACAACAGTATCAGAATACCTTTAGAGAGCAGTTAGCACGTACTCAAGATCCTGTACAACAGGCTCAGATACAGGCTAATATGCAACAGAATGATAGATACCTACAACAAATTGGTCAAACTATCAATCGTCTAAAGCCAAATCTGGAACAGTTTTATCAATTGCGTAGTAATCAAGTTCGTGAGATTCTTGATAGTAACCGTAAACAATTCCAAGACAAGGAATTACGTAATGCGGCAATCTATGATGAAGTTCGCGAAAAGGTAAGTAAGGGTTGGTCAGCCGCTAAGAATCAATTGGTTCCTGGTGTTGATAACTTAGACCTAGTAACAAGTGATGAGCATATCTTATCCTTGATACGAGATGGTCTAAAGTATCGCGATCGTCCCAAGGCGAAAGCCGCTGGTAACAGCATTGCCGCACTAACTACACGCAAGACCGCAGGTTCCATTAATCCAGGCCGTCAGCAGGATAATATGTCTACTCTTCGCGAACAAGCCAAGCGTGGCGATACAAAAGCCGCAGACAACTTACTAGTAGCCCAATTGCAAGCAATTAGAGCGAAACGAAGATAAGAAAGCCAAAATTAAAGGAGAAATATTATGGCAGCCCAAGGTTATAACTCAACCGCAGTCATTGGCAATGGTACAACAGGTTATCAAACTGATATCGTTGTTAAAGACTTAGACTTAGATGTATCCAACCGTGTTAAGGACGATACCCCAGTTCTAAATATGTGTATGGCAAAGAAGCGTAAAGTTGTTTCAACTTTACCATTATGGACAAACGACGTATATCGTTTACCAGCAATTCAAGCGAACCAAGAAGGTGCCGCTGTTAGTGGTGCATTGGTAGAAGGCCAATCACGTGCTAACTTAGGTAACTACACACAGATTTTCAGTACAGTTGTTGGTGCTACTGGCACAGCACGTGCTGTTGAACAATCTGGTGGAGATCCACAAGCATACCAAGAAGTTAAACAGTTAATTGAATTAATGTTTGACGTTGAAGCACAGATCGTACGTGCTGACCAAATTGGTACAAAGTATAGTGGTCAATCAGGTTCTGCTGTTGGTATGGCAGGTAACGTTATTGGTTCTACTACTGGTATTACCAACGGTGTATTAACAGGTAATGCTGGTGTTGTATTAAGTGGTGCTACAAACAGCGTTTATGTTAATGCTGTAACTGGTAACCAATTAGGTAACGTTCAGTATGTTACTGAAAGTGCTTATGCCGCTGTTAGTTCTACACCACCTGTAACTTCTGTTGGAACACCTCCATCATTAGTAACAACATATGGTCCACAAACTGGTCGTCGTATGGGTTCATTGAATTCATTCGCTGGCACACACAGTTTCAACCCAACTGGTACTTTCTACACAGTTTATAACGCAGAAAACACAGACACAATCACTCCAACTTCTGGTTTGATCATTGGTGGTGTTGCTGGTACAAACAATGGTGAAGGTCTAGGTTCTAACTATTATTCTTACACATCTAGTTTGCAACAATTTGCTCCTAGTTTGTATAAGCAATTAGTTACAACAGCAGAGCAACGTTTCAATGCGAAGATTCGCACAATCGTTTGCCCAACATCACTACGTACACACTTATCTGATACAATGCCTACAAGTCGTAGTATCAACCGTGTAAACAGTGAGCGTGGCGACACAATCGCTACATACGAAGGCGACTTCAACTACACATACGAGATTTTTGATTCTTGGATTATGGATCAAGTTGGTGTAGGTAATCAGATCTACTTCTTGAATGAAGAAGTTCTGCAATGGGGTAGTTTACGTGATCTAGGTCCTAACAATGAAGTGTTCTCTAACGCTGATGCGTCTTTAGATCAGTTCATCTTAGAAGGTACATTGATTGTACGTAACCCAGCAGGTGTTGGTGTTCTACACGACATCAGCAGTTCTGGTGCTTCTGTTGCTACTGGTGCAGTACGTTCTACAACTTATGTAGGTCGTTTAAATGCGTGGGACGCAACATCATTCTAATCTAAATTAATTTAGATTTTATGATATGGAAGGGGCTCTTAGGAGCCCTTTTCCTTTGGCCATAAATAGATATATGACTACTAACAATGAATTTGATAATTATCACGATAAGTCAGAACTTGATGGGCCAGATCCAGAGTTTAACCAAGACGCACATCGTTGGGATAAAGGTGGTTTAGTTACCACTGATAATGGAATTGCTGATCGTTTATTACAAAACGACACATTATATAAACAACTTAAAGGTGATTGGTCACGTACTGATTACAATTTAAGCAAAAACATCAAAGTTACCACTGGCCGTGATCACGGCAAGATGTATTTGACACGCGAACAAATGAACGTTCCTGCTATTATGCAACATTGTAAGGAATATCGTTCTCGTGCTGAAGCAGGATTCATTGATCCATTAGCACCTATTATGCCAGATGGCAAGTTGGGTTACAAATGGATGGAATTACCTGAAGTAATGAGTTTTGAAATTAGTAATAAGTATTTTGGTGGTATGCCTTGGGCCGCGATCAAACGTGATCGTACCTTAAAGGCACAGTTTTACAAGGTAGTAGAAACAGAATACAATGCGTTTGTATGTTATCCAGGCGGCAAGTTGCCAATCCCTGTTGAAGTTCCATATCCAAACCCAGTTGGTTCAGAGAAATTCTTTAAAGGCCATAGAGTATGAGCAACTTATTCCCAATTACATCAGGGACAGATCTAGTTCAATATGTTCAACAGTGGACAGGATCAAGCAACAATGATGAAATTAAACAATGTATCTATTTGACTGAACTAATGATGCGTAATATTGAATTACCAGCATTACGTACAAATCCATACAATACATTTGGTGTAGCAGATGCGAACGGTTTTGTTCCTATTCCTGCTGATATGAATCGTCCAATCTTATTTTTTAATCAAGGCTTAACAAGTGCAAGCCCTGGTGTAGCAACAACAGGCGGTCCTTGGATTGTTTATGATCGTATTGGCGATCGCGATATGATTGGCGATCAAATGATTGAAAATTTATATTTGAAACCAATGAACATTCCACAAGTATATCGTGGTAAGTTTAGTGAAGTTGGTCAGGTATATGAATTCTTACCAGGACTAACACAAGGCACAGTGATCAATATGTATTATTTTACTACTTGGCCATTCTTGTTTAGTACAGCAAGTGATAATTCTACTGTAGATACTAACGTAGTTTTACAAAGTTTTCCAGAGGGCTATGTATATGGCACTCTACACAATTACTATCTAAAACGCAAAATGCCTGATGATGCTAACGGTTGGTTGGCCAAATATAATCTTGCCTGGGATACGGTTGAAGATCAAAACAACAAAGGCAAGTGGTCTGGTGGTCATAATCGTTTGACTTCAATTTTCCAACCACGTAAAGATAGACGCTACACAGCGAGATAATTAAGGATTAAGATATGCCAGGTCTGTATGGATTCACAGGTAATGCCAACGTAGCCGTAAGCGACACACCAGGATTGTACATCAATTCAGGTGCAAGCCCAATTTTAACAAACGCACAACAATTATTAAATTTACTAAGCAATGATGGTACAGTTTATTTTCAATTGGATCCAAATACTGGCTATAGCACAGTAGAGGCTTTTGCTAACGTAAGTGGTGGCGGCGGCGGTACTGTACAATTAATTGGTGACGTAATAGCATATGGTGCTACTGGATTACCTATTACCGCAACTTTGGCAAACGTATCTGTAGTTCCAGGAACCTATGGTTCTAATAGCAATATTCCTATTATCACAGTTGATGCTAAAGGTCGTGTAACTTCTGTTACAGTTGGTAACGTAGCAACTTATCTACCTGGTGATCCAACTATTGCTGGATTGACCAGCAATGTGGCTATTTTACAAAGTCAAGTTTATACAAATGCAAATACCGCGGCTTATGTAAATGCGTGGGCTCCTGGTTATTTGCCAACCTATTTAGGTAGTTACACTGGCAATATTTCAGCAGGCAACATAACAACTACAAACGAAACTGTTACCGCTAATTTAACTGTTGGTAAAAATTTAACAGTTTATGGTAACATTACCTACAGTAATACCAACATAGTTACAACAACATATACAAATATTGTAGCCAATGCTACAACTCCAAGCATAGACAGTAATACAGGTGCTATTATTTCTTATGGTGGTATTGGTGCTCACGGCAATATTAATGCTGGTGGTAATATCTCTACCAATGTCAATGTCGTTGCAGGTCAGGGTGTTTATTCTGCACAATATTTTTGGGCCAATGGTCAACCATTCCAAAGTAGTGTTTATAGTAATGCCAACGTAACGGCATATCTAGCCGCAGGCACAGATCCAACAATCAATGCTATTAATGCTAATTTATCCACATTTGAAACCTATGCTAATGTAAGTTTTGCGTCAAATGCACAAATACAAACTATATCAGCCAATTTAGGTGCTTATCAAATTTATGCTAATGCCAATGCGGCAAGTCAACAAACCAGTATCAATACAATTAATGCCAATGTTGGTGCATTTGAAACTTATGCCAATGCAAGTTTTGCTTCAAATGCTTCTATTGCAAGCATTAATGCTAATTTGGGTGCATTTGAAACTTACGCTAACGTACAATTTAGTACTATCAATGCCAACGTTGGCACATTATATCTTAACAATATATCAACACAGGCCAATTTAGGTGCATTTGAAACTTATGCTAACGTATCATTTAATAGTTTAGCAACAGGTGCCAATGCCAACACAGCGGCATATCTATTAGGTAATACTATTCAGGGCAATATAAAAGCCAACACAGTAACCATTGGTGCTTATGGTACCAACGTTGGCGGTTATCCATATTATTCAGGTAAATTAGAAATTGATGGCGGTAATGGAGGCACAAGTGGCCCAGGTGGTGGTAGTTATGGTCCAGGTCCTGTATTTACAATTCAGCCAAATAATGGTCACGACATTTCTGGATATACCTATGTTGATATTGGTGCTACCAACGTTACATCTGGTAGTCCAAAATCACAAGCAGATGGTTCACCAGCACAGTTAAATTTAACTGGTAACGTATTAACACCAGGTGGATTATGGGTAGGACCAGGTGCATTTATCAATAACATTTCAAATTATGGTACGTTAGGTAAACCTACAGCAATGATTGAAGGTAACGTATATGTTAACTTCTACACTGGCACAACGGCCAAAATGCAAATTAATAGCCCCGTTAGTGTATCATCAGCAAATTTATATGTTGGCAGTTATTTTAATTTAAGTGGTACCACAGGCCAAATGTACACTACCTCCTTGGCAGGATCTGGTGGTAACATTTATCTTGGTACAGGTACAGCCATATATGGTGATGGTAGTCAATTAACAGGTATTGCTAAACAATCACAAATTGATAGTATCAATAACACAATGCCTGGCAACGTTGCCGCGGCATTTGCATTTTTAAGTAGCAACATTGGCACAATATCTTATACCAATACTGTAGTATACAGTTCCGCAGGAACATATACTTGGCAAGCTCCATTGGGTGGTGTAATTACCGCTAACATATTATTGGTTGGTGGTGGCGGTGGCGGTGGTGCAGTAGTTAGTGGCGAACCTGGTGCAGGTGGTGCAGGTGGTAATGTATTAATTATTAATAATGCTTCTATAACACCAAATACTGTTTATACATTAACCATTGGAGCAGGTGGTGGTACTACCGCCAGCAATGGATCACAAGGCGGATCATCAACATTTAGCACTTATACTGTAACTGGTGGTAGTGGAGGTGGTGCTGGCTTTGTAGGTACTGGTGCTGGCCCTGGTGGTATTACAGGAATTCCCAATGGTGGCGGTACAGGTGGTAACGTTAGTGTTGGCGGTGGCGGTGGTTCATCAACATTAGCCAACGGTTCAGCTGGTACAGGAACTAGTGCTATTACTAGAGCAGGTGGTAATGGTGCCAATGGTGTACCATCAAATATTGCTAGTTTATATTATGCAGGACCATTTGGCCCTGGTGGTGGCGGTGGTGGTATAGCATCAACTGGATCTGCGGGATCTGGACAATTTGGTATTGGCGGTACAGGCGGCCACGGTGTAGTTACTCCCACTTCAGGTACATCAGGTTTAATAGCCATTCAATATACTGTAACACAAGCAGTTCCTCCACAAATTACAGCCAATACATTTGTTGTTAATAATGGTGGTATACTTTGGGCCAATGGCACACCTTACTCAACAGGTAGCAGTTCAACTTATGGTAATAGTAACGTTGCAAGTTATCTAGCAAGTAATATCTCTACACCAATTGGCACCACAGCCAACGTGTATGCTGGCAATGTCATATTACCTGGCAATGGCACATTCTATGGTAACCTAATTGCGGCCAACATTGTTGTTGCCAACATTGGTATTCAGGCCTATACAAATTATAGTAGCGTTGGTGCTCCTACGTATGCTAAAGGTGCTGTATGGTATGATAGTACTCAAGACAGTTTGGCCTATTACAACAGCATAACCAACAACGAAGTCAACGTTGGTCAAGAACTACAATTCAACGTTTACAATGGAACAGCCAGCACTATTAACCAAGGTGTGCCTGTTTACTTGACAGGTGGTTCTGTTGGAACGACTCCCAACGTGGCACCTGCCATTGCCAACACCATTTCTACTAGTCAAATAGCAGGTGTGGCCAATCAAAATATTCCTGCTGGTACTGTAGGTAGTGTTGTTACAATTGGTCTTGTTGCCAATGTCTCAATGGGCTCATTCTCAGTAGGCGATACCTTATATCTAAGTCCATATAGTGCTGGTCAAGTGCAAAACACACAACCACCTACAGGATTTGTTGTTAAAGTTGGAACCGTTGTTTATAATAATAGTCCTAATGGAATATTCTTAGTCAACAAAACTGTTCCTGTCAACAATCAATATTATGGTAACTTGACTTTAACAGGCAATCTAACAGCCAATAATACATCAACTACCAATCAAACATCTACTGGTTCTTTATTGGTAACTGGCAATGCTACTACTGGTAATATTACAACATCAGGCAACCTAACAGCCAATAATACATCAACTACCAATCAAACATCTACTGGTTCTTTATTAGTAACTGGTAATGCTACTATTGGTAATATTACAACATCAGGCACAGCAACAGTTAACAAATTGGTTACAACCACTGGTGTGTTTTGGTCTAATGGTACGGCATATAGTACTGGTAGTGGTAGTACATATGGCAATACACAAGTGGCACAATATTTGCCTGTCTATGGTGGATCAATTTATGCGTCAACAGTTAATTTAGATAATCCTGCTGGTAATATTAATATTACATCTAGTTCAAGTTCATTTTTTGGTGGAACATTAAATTTAAACAGTAATAATAACATTACTCTAAGTGCTGGATCTACCGCAAGTTTGCAAATGTATGGATCAAGTCCTAGTTCAACTATTCTTATTACATCAAGTGGAGCAAGATTTGATTTTGGTTATGCGGGCAGAGGACCTAACAGCAGTACATCTTATGCATTAAATACACCAGGTGACGTGTATGTAGCAAATAACTTAGCATTGGGCGGTGTTAGCCCATCTGGA